ATATGTCTGTAGCGGTATCGTCTCTTACTCTCACGTCAAACGTAGATCAGCTAGAGATAACCGCGTCTGGGGACACAGCTCACAAATACCTTAAAGGTCTCACCAGCGATACGATTTCCGGCACCCTGTACCTTACTCAGGACGCTATCGCTGCCGGTGCTACCCGCGCCGTATTACAGTCCTTAGAAGGCACTTCTGCAGCGTTTGAAGTCGGCCCTGGTACTAACTCAGTACCTTCAACCGCAACCACTACAAACCCAATTTATAAGGGTAGCTGCTTCGTAAATAACTTCACACCAGTAAACGGCGCTCAGGGAGAGGTAGCTATGATTGACTTTTCCTTCGACGTTACCGCTCGTACTTCCTGGCCTGCGACTTCCTAAATAAGAAAAGGGGCTAGAAATGGCAAGTTTAAAAGTTACGTTCGAGTCCGGGGTAGTGGAGACCTACAAAATTACCCCGGCTATCGAAGTCGAGTTTGAAGCGTACGCAAAAATGGGTATTAACAAATGTTTTCGAGAGCAGGAAAAACAGACCGATATTTATTACCTGGTCTGGATTGCTATCCGGAATAGCGGTCAGACCGTAGCACTATGGGGGCAGGAGTTTTTAAAGACTCTGGCCGAAGTAGAGGTATTAGATAGCGACCCGTTAAATGGGTAAGCGACAGGCAAACGCTTACCTATCAGGTCGCCGCTCTCGCAGTTGAGACGGGAATTCCTACTCGGGATTTTCTAGATATGTCGCCGGAGATGATGGCGGCAGTAGTACAGGTTTTAACAGATCGAGCTAAGGCGGTGAAGCGTGGGGCAGGTAGACAGCGTTAGAAGTGCGCGGATTACAGGCCTAGAGGAGACCGTCCGAGGTTTACAGCAGTGGGATAAAGACGCTTTAAAAATTATGAATAAAGAGATATACCAAGTAATGAAAAAAATACAGGTAGACGCACGCCAGTTAATGCCAGAAACCACGCCTTTAAGTAAATGGGGTATGAGTCCTAAAGAAGGCAGTAAATGGGGCAGGCTGCAATTTGTGGCTAAAGACGCGCGTATGGGTTTAAAAACTAAAATTGAGCGCCAGCGTCGTAAAGGTACCTGGACTTCTAAAGCTTATTTAATGATTAACGCAGACCCAGCCGGTGCTATCTATGAGACGGCAGGCCGTAAAAACCCTAGAGGTACTTCTCCTCAGGGCGCGGCTTTTATTAAAGGTATAGCCCGCGAGAGTGGGTTAATAGTACGCGGTAAACAGGGACGCGTTGCATATAAAGCCGTACAGGATAGAGAGGCTTACACCCTTAACGAAATAAGAGACGCAATAATTAAAGGCGAAGCTGCGCTTAATAGGAAGTTGGCTAAATAATGGCTATTAAAATACCCGTAATTATTTCCTATAGTGATAAAGGCGTTAATCAGGCTATTAAAGGTATTGGTCGTTTAGATAAATCATTTAAGAAAATGAAGTTATCTCATAAATTAACTTACGCTGCATTAAGTACCGCAGCTATCGCCTATGGTAAAAAATCAGTTAATGCCGCCTTAGAGGAGTCTAAAGCTATAGCGGTATTAAATAACACTCTAAAAAATCTAGGTCTAGCTTTTGCCGCTAGCGGCGTAACTACCTATATAGATAATCTACAGCGGGCTACAGGCGTCTCCGAAGATCAATTACGCCCGGCTTTTGGTAAGTTAATTAGAGCTACTAACGATTTAGGTAAGGCTCAGCAATTACTAGCGCTCACTTTAGATATCTCGGCTTCTACAGGTTTTAGTGTAGAACAAGTTTCTCAAAGTTTAAGTAAAGCCTACCTAGGGCAAAATACAGCTTTAGGCCGTTTAGGCGTAGGTTTAACAAAAACTGAATTAGCTACTTTAAATTTTGAGCAAATACAAAAACGGCTAACCGTATTATTTAAAGGTGGGGCTGCGGCAGCCGTAGACACTTACGCCGGTTCGGTAGCCAGATTGCAAATAGCTTCTAAAGAAGCTAGCGAGACTATAGGTTTTGCTTTAGTCGAGGGTGTTAAAAGATTAGGCGACGACAAAGGTATAGAGGGCGCCGCTTCTGCTATGGAAAAGTTTGCCAGCGAAATTGGTTTTGCTATTACTGGTATGGCGGTTTTAATAGATACAGTAAGTAATAGCACGTTTGGAAAAATTATTAGTTTAGGTATGAAATACAGCGGCATAGGCTCAGCAATTACACTTTTAGCAGAATTAGGTAAAGCTACCGTAGCTTCTGAAAATACAGGTACTAACCGACAAAGCCCTAGAGCTACAGAAGCAGCGGCGGCTAAAGCCAGACTAAAAGCAATAGCAGACGCTAAGGCATTACTAGCACTAAAAAAGCAGTCAGCGGCAGCCGACAAATTAAAAGCTATATTTGATATGGATTTAATTCAATTAACCGCAGCTAAGCAGGGCAAGTTATCAGCTGAGGAACTAGCCCGGGTCAATGCTTTAATTGCTATTAAGACCGCTACTAAGGTAGACGATTTAGTAGCGCTAAACGCTTTAGAGGCAGCGCAAAAGGCAGCCGCGGACGCAGAAATTAAACGCCAGGACGATATCTTAAATGCTCATAAGAAAAACGCCGCTGAGATACTGGCGCTAAATAAAGCTAACGCCTCAGCTTACGCAGATTTTGTTAAGAGCTTTACTTACCCCGGCGGTCTATTCGCAGGTACGCCTTTAGCCCCTACAGCTAGTAACCCGGCGCCTGTACCTATACCTATGGGCGACCGAGTAGATTACTCAATGAACGCTAATTTAAATACTAATGCGGCTTTAAACACACCTGATCTAATTGACGCTATGACTCCTAGAAGTGCAGCCGCCGCAGCCGCCCCTAACGTAACCGTAAACCTGCAGGGCGGTATAAATATCGGCAGCCAATACGAGTTTTACGAGTCAGTCTGGCGAGCTATTGAAAACTCAAACACTTACGGTAATAGTCTAAATAGAGCTGGTACCGGGTGAGCGCACCAGTTTTAAATGTGATCGTAAACTTCAGCTCAGGGGCTAGTTTTGGTCAGGCTATGATCATAGACTCCGGCATTATCGGGGTTAATATCCTGGCAGACGCGGCTACAGTTACCGCCGATATATCCGACACAGTCCAGGCGGTTAATATCACTAGAGGCCGTAGTGCTAACGCTGACCAATTTCAGGCCGGTACCTGCTCAGTCAGGGTCGCCGATACTTCGGGAAGCTGGAACCCCGCAAACACAGCCAGCGTTTATTACCCTAATGTAATTCCAAACCGTAAAATAATTATTACAGCTTTAGACACAAATACAAATTTAGTCAGTCCTTTATTTGCGGGCTATATCGTCTCCTATGACTACGTACAAGCTAACCTAGTAGGAGAGGTCTCCTATACGACTTTAAACTGCGTAGACGCCTTTAGAGTTCTTAATATGGCTAATATAACTACCGTCGCTTCCGCACCTGCCGGGCAGTTAAGCGGCGCCCGCTGTACTGCGATTTTGAATCAAGTAGGTTGGCCTGCCTCTATGCGCGATATAGACACCGGGCAACAGACGCTATTAGTAGACCCTGGCACAAATCGAACCGCTTTAGCAGCTCTGCAGACCGTCGAAATTAGCGAGTACGGGGCGGCATATATTTCGGCTTCGGGAGATTTTACGTTCCAGGATAGAAATTTAACTAGTTCTAGTATCGGTTCGACTCCGACAGTATTCGCAGATGACGGCACCGGCATAGAGTACAGCTCTGCAAAATGGGTGCTAAACGATAATTTAGTTTATAACGACGCTTCAATTACGGCTACAGGATTAGCTACTCAGACAGCTAGCGACGCGACTTCTATCGCTACCTACTTTACCCACAGCTATAAGCAGACCGATTTACTTATGGACTCAACAGGGGCAGCGAAAAACTACGCCCTGGCCTATGTAGCCTCTCGTAAAGATACTTCTATCAGGTGCGACTCAATTACTTTAAAGGATTTAAATACCCCTAGTTATACGACCGGAGTAGCTGCAGCTTTAAACCTAGATTATTTCGACACTATTACGGTTAAGTCTACGCAGCCTGCGGCTACGGGTACTTCTACCCTAAATAAAACCCTGCAGATATTCGGTGTATCTCACGCTATAACCGTACAGAGCTGGACTACCCGCTTTACCTGCCTCGAACCTATTATAGATTCCTTTATAATTGGGAACGTCAATTACGGAATTTTAGATACAAATGTACTATCCTATTAACCCTAGAGAGAAGGTAATATAATGGCTTCTGGTCTGCCGAGCATAACCGGAGACGTGCTTACGTCTACTACTTTTAATTCGCTGGTGCTTTTCACTTTGAACACTCAGAGCTCGGCTACTTATACTGTCGTACTAGCTGACGTTTACCAGTCCATAGTAATAACTTCTAACGCTTCTACTAAGACCGTCTATATTCCTACTGACGCTACTCTCCCAATTACTAGCGCACCCGTTGGGACTGCAATTACTGTTTACAATTCTGGTGCTGGGCTTTTGACGATTACAGCGACTACCCCGGGGACTACTACTGTAGTTAGCGCCGGTGCGACTGTTGGCAGTCCAACGGTAGCCCAATATAAAGCCTGCGTATTAGTTAAATTGGCTGCGAATAGCTGGACGGTAATCGGGGCAGTTTCATAATGATTGGCAATATAGTCGCAGGAGTAACAGGTTTTAAACCACCGCCAGTATCACCTTCTACAGTCGATTATTTAGTAGTTGCGGCGGGTGGAGGAGGAGGCGCAGATGAGGGCGGTGGTGGTGGTGCTGGTGGTTTGCGCTGCACAGTTACGGCAACCGGTGGGGGTGGAAGTTTAGAGTCTGCCTTATCTGTAGTGAGCGGTACGGCTTACGGCGTAACAATAGGCAACGGAGGGGCAGGTGTAGTTAATTCAGGCGTTGGCACTAACGGCGGGAACAGCGTGTTTGCAACGATTACCAGTACAGGCGGTGGCGGTGGTAGAGGCGGTAGTGGTACTGCGGGTAATTCTGGCGGTTCTGGTGGCGGTGCAGGTAACGCAGACGGTACGGCTACAGGCGGTGCAGGTACGGCTAATCAGGGTTACGCAGGTGGTAACGGTTTAGGTACGGCAGACGGCTACGGTGCAGGCGGTGGCGG